ACAGCAACGGCCATCAATATCCGCGCAAGCGGGCGCGAGGTTACATGATTGAGCATTACTTCAGTTCTGGCGTGTACGCCAAAGAAACCCGCATTCCTGCGGGCAGTTGGTTGGTTCAACATGCCCACCTGCACGATCACATGTCTATCTTGGCGAGTGGTTCTGTGGAACTGATGGTAGATGGAAAAACTTCTGTACTTCATGCGCCTGCCTGCCTGACAATTGAGGCAGGTAAACATCACGGCGTAAGGTCAATTACAGATGTTGTTTGGTACTGCGTTCACGCGACCAACTGCACTGATGCTGATGAGGTTGACAACGTGATTGTTGCGCCAGTAAATGAAGCAGCCGTGCTTGAATTGGCGCAAAAACTAAAAGGGGACTGATATGCCGTGGATTGGTGGAGCGCTTATAGGTGGTGGGGCCTTGCTTGGCGGGTTGTTTGGTTCAGAAGCATCAAGTAATGCTGCAGATGTGCAAGCCGCATCAGCTGATCGTGCGGCACAGCTTCAAAAGGAGATGTTTGATAAGCAGATCGAACTTCAGCAGCCGTTTCGCCAAGCAGGTCTGACTGCTCAAGAAAGGTACATGCAGTTGATGGGTCTTGGTGGAAATCAAACCAGCCCAGACTATGGCAAATACACTCGCGACTTCGGACAGCAGGACTTTCAGCAGGACCCTGGTTATGCATTCCGCATGAGCGAAGGCCTGAAGGCTTTGGATAGGCAAGCAGCGGCTCGCGGCGGGTTGATCTCTGGTGCGGCTCTGAAGGGTGCTCAACGATACGGCCAAGAGGCTGCCAGCCAAGAGTACACCAATGCTTTCAATCGTTACCAGACCAACCGGGCCAATCAGCTTCAGCCGTTGCAGTCATTGATGGGAACCAGTCAGACAGCGGCTAACACAATTGGCACTGCAGCAGGCAACTATGCACAAGGCGCAGGTGAAGCCTATATGGGGGCCGGTAATGCCCGAGCTTCTGGCTACATGGGTGGTGCTAATGCTTTGTCTAATGCAATTGGGCAAGGCCTCAATGCTTATCAAGGTCAACAATTTTTGAACAACATGCAACTGCGTAGGCCTGGGGGCGTGCCGGGGACGGATGCGTCCGGCTTCTATCAAGGCCCCAGCCAGTTCGGGTGGCCCGGTCAGTCAATGAGCGAGTAAACCATGCCAATCGACCCAAGAATCGCAATGGGCTTTCAGCCCACAACACAACTTGAGTCCCCCCTGAACCGGCTTGCCAAGTTTCAGCAGATTCAGAGTGCGCAGCAACAAAATGAGCTTGCTCGGATGCAGGCTCAGGAATATGAGCGCGGCTTGAAGGAACAGGAAGACTTCAGAAACATGCTGGCTGGTGCTGATGTCAGCACACCAGCAGGCCGATCAAAACTGTTGTCTGCCGGCAAGCCTGGAGTTGAGTACGTTAAAGGTCTTGAAGCAGTTGAACAAGGTCGGACAACGCAAGCAAAGAATCAACAGGATCTAATAAAAGCTGCATTTCAGAATTCAGCTTCTGCATTAGCGCAGGTGAACAGTTTTTCGGATGCAGAAAAATACATCAACAGCATTTACGCCGATCCTGTGATCGGCGATTTCCTGCGCAGCAAAGGTGCAAGCCCTGAGAGCGCACTGAAAAAGTTGATGAAGATTGCAACAGGGCCAGACCCTGAAGCTCAGTTCAACCAATGGAAATTTGAGAACGCAGCAGGGATTGAAGCTGCCCAAAAACAATTTGGAACGCAAGTAATTAACACGGCTGGAGGGGTTCTTCAGTACGACCCAAGAACCGGGGCTACAAAAATGATCCCAGGCACAAGCCCTGCTGATCGTCCAATGACCCAAGCTGAGATTGAAAGAAATGCCATTGCTCGCCAAGGTTTAGCCCTTAAAGCTGCTGCTTCGGAAAACAAGCCTATTGTTAAATCATTGACAGAAGCGCAGCAAAATAAAGTAAGGGAAAGCGTCGCAAAAGATAGACAAATTGTCTCTTCAATAGAAGCAAGCGAAAAGACAATGACCTCTGAAATCGATAGGTTGTTAAAGCATCCAGGCCTTAAAGGAATTACAGGTTACACAGGTATGCTTCCAACTTTGCCAGCTAGTGAAGCTGGAGCCGCTAAGAATATTTTGGAAGGAATTCAAGGGAAAATTAAAATTCTTGGTCGCGAGATTGCCTCACAATCTGGCAAACTTGGCAACATGGCGGTGCAAGAATGGAAGTTTGTATCTGATGCCGTTGCTGCTCTTGACCCAAGAAGTAAAGATTTCACGAATCAGCTAAATTTGGTTCGAGAAGCAATGAAAGGTTTAAAAGATAGAAGTCGCGCGAAGTTTGAAGAGACTTACCCTGATCTTGCTGTTGACAATGCTCCTGCAAAGCAGGGAGCACCGAACATTGATGATTTACTGAACAAGTACAAATAATCATGGCAACACTTGAACAACTTAGCGCGGCATTGATTAAAGCTGATGCTGCTGGCAATGCAGATGACGCAAAAGTATTTGCCGATGAAATAAGACGGTTAAGAGCATCGCAATCACAACCTAAAGCTGAGCCAGTTTCTGAAGGAATGCCGGCAACAAGGCGGTTTGATTTCGCCACTGCAACTCCGGAAGAAAAGAAACAAATTGTCCGGCAATCTCTTGCTGGAGGTAATCCTGTTGTAAACGTCGTTGGCGGGGGGTTGCGCGGAGCGGGCTCAATTGGCGCAACATTGATGAGGCCATTTGAATCTGCCGCAGAAAATGAACAAAGACGTTTAGCAATGACTTCTGCTCTTCAAGAGCTTGGGGCAAATCCTGAATCTTTTGGATTTAAAGCAGGGAAGCTTGGCGGCGAGATTGCAGGCACTGCGGGACTTGGAGGCGCAGCGGCAAATGCATTGCGAGCAGTGCCTGGCGCCACAACTGTGGCCCCTAATTTTATTAACGCGCTCAGAACTGGCGGTTTTGGAGCAGGAAAGATTGCTCCATCTGTTGCGGCAGGCGCGGTTGTTGGCGGCGGAACAAGTGGGTTAATTAACCCAGAGGAAGCCGGACTTGGAGCCGCCATTGGCGGCGGATTGCCGCTAGTTGGCAAAGGAGTGCCCGCCCTTGCAGGAGCAGTTACTCCAAATGTTGTCAAAGAAGCATTTGCGGCAGGCAAACAAAACGCAACTGCTTTTATTGACAACCTGCGCAAGAATGTACCCACGGATGATGTTCTTGAAACATTGAAAAATGGCATTTCGCAAATGCGAGACGATGCATCTGCGGCATATGTCACATCAAAAACTGGATGGGCAGCCGATACCACTCCATTGAATTATGCGAAAGTTGATGCAGCAATCAATAAAATTGATAGCTCAATAACCCATGCGGGCAAATCAATGATTGGTGCAGACGAGCAAAAAATTGTCTCAGAAGCAAAGAATGTTATCCAGCAATGGAAAACGGATCATCCTGTGCCAACAGCGATTGATCTAGATGCATTGAAAAGGCGATTGGATAGCATCTACCCAGAAAGCTCAAAGCAAACGCAAGCAAAAAGAGCGCTTTCAGAGTTCGGATCTTCTGTAAAACAAACCATTACCGACAGCGTACCTGGGTATAAAGATGCTATGAAGGCATATGAAACTCAGACCAAACTGATCAGGGAAATCAGCGATGCATTGGGGGGCGGAGACAAAATCAAGAAGGAAACCGCACTTAATAAGATTATGCAAGCATTGAAAAAGACACCATCTGGTGACTATAAGCAAGCATTGATCGGACAACTTGAGGCTCAGACCGGACAGCAACTTAGGCCCGCAATTGCTGGGCAATTGATGTCTGATGTTATTCCTCGGTCGCTTTCTGGCCGAGGCGCACTTGGTCTTGGTGGCGCAGCCTCTCTGGTAAATCCTGCGGTATTAGCCGCCCTTCCGTTAACATCACCTAGGTTGGTTGGTGAAGCTGCTTATGGTGCAGGTAGAGCAGCAAGTGTTTTGCCAAGAATTTCACAACGCTTCCCAGTTGGAACCAATGCTCTTGCAGGATTGTTCAGAACATCTACGCCTACTCAACAATTGATCGTTAACTCCCTCAGTCAAAATCAATAAGCGACTCTACCAATGGAAACCCAATTCATCTTCAACATTGCCGTCAGCGTAGCAGGCTTCTTCGGGGGCTGGATCTTGAGTCACATCTACCGGGCTATTGAGCGACTAGATATGGACATGCGATCAATGCCATCCAGGTACGTTCGACGCGATGACTACAGAGATGATATGGGCGAGATCAAGGTTTTGTTGGGCAAGATTAGCGACAAGTTGGATCACAAGGTAGATAAACCATAATGCTCACACTCATCAGCACCATCTGTTCCTTCTTGGCTGGCGGCTTGCCTAAGTTCTTGGAGTTCCTCCAAGATCGAGGTGACAAGCGGCATGAACTTGAGCTGGCAAGGATGCAGGTGGAGCGTGAGTTGCAGTTGCGCAAGCTCGGGTTTGATGCTGAGGCAAAGCTGGAAGAGATCCGTAACGTCCAGCTTGAGATGGAGGCGGTCAATCAGCAGATCCAATCTCGGATTGGCGCCCAGGTTGAGGAAACTAAATCCATTTACGTCCACGATGCAGCCATCCAAGACGGCACCAGCACATGGGTTAGGAACCTGCGGGCCAGTGTCCGGCCAGTCATTACTTACGGCTTCTTCCTGCTGCTTGTCTTGATTGACATTGGGCTATTCGTGCATGGAGTCAGGATGGGCGCATCGTTTGATGCTTTGGCCGTTCAGTTATGGGATGAAGGCACCCAGGCGCTGTTTGCTTCCATCATAGCGTTCCATTTTGGTGGTCGAGCCTTCGGGAAATGAAGACCTCTAAAGCTGGTATAGACCTTATCAAACACTTTGAGGGTGTCCGGCTCAAACCTTACAAGTGCCCTGCCCTGCTCTGGACGATCGGCGTGGGTCATGTGCTGTACCCAGATCAGCACTATCTTTCAATGGATGGCCGACGGAACTTTCCGCTGAGGCCAGAACATAAGCGAAGTTTTACCGAGACTGAAGTCAATGAACTTTTACGAAACGACCTTTATCGTTTTGAATCGGGCGTGGCAAGACTGTGTGGAGCAAGCCTGCCGCAACATCAATTTGATGCTCTGGTTAGCTTCGCCTTCAACCTCGGTCTCGGCACCCTGCAAAGATCAACCCTCAAAACAAAACTGACCCGAGGCGACATTCAAGGCGCAGCGGATCAGTTTTTAAGGTTCAGTATGGCAGGCGGAAAGATCCTGCCAGGCCTGCAACGTCGCAGGGTTGCAGAAAGGTCGTTGTTCTTAGGTCTACAAGTAAACGCCAAAGAAGATCACTAAAACAAAACCAACAACGACCAATCTGGCAATGGTAGACAGCATTCTCGCTTCGTAACAACTACAGTTACAGTCACGCCCTTGACGACAGTTTCCATTGCAGTTCATATTTCTTCACCTTGTAAGCGTTTTGCCACCAATGTTGCGTACCCAGCAACATCAACCCAGTTATCGTCGTAGTTCTCGTCGCCGTTAACGATCCTGGCGATCTTGTGGCAAATCATATCTAGTGCCTCCTGCTGGTCTGCTTGAAGCAGCTTACCTCGGCGCTTAAGGTGGATGTTGATCGTAAATTTAAGATCCTGCGACACCTCGGCGTGTTTTGCAAAGACCCCGTACCGGCTGCCACGTTCCTGCAGCGTCTCGTCAATATCTACCATGTTTCTCCATCCTGTATTTAATGGGTGTTCCGAGCTGGAATACGCTGTTTACTCGCCTAGCCTTCTTTTGCTTATACCGTCGTCTGTTTTCCGCTGGTGACGGTACAGGTTTTGGCTTGTCTTTTTTGTCGCCCAAAGCATAAACTGGTCTTGGGTACTTTTTCCCAGCCTCACCATCCATCACCCAGTCAATGATGTATATACGTTTCGGCTTTTGAATACTTTTCTTCATGAGTCGGCCAAGAATTCCGCCGCTTTTTGTTTTTGTTGTGCCGATAACAGTACAAATTTCCACGCTTGTCATAGGCCCAAACTCCTTTAGGGCCTTTAACATTTCCTCACCTCTCCCCTGCTTTTTTATCATTTCCAGACCCCCCGATGGATC